GTGCAGGTGTTTGCGGCCCCCGTTATGGGACCCGGACGCGTCGGTCTGGTGATCGGCGACGAACAGGGCAACCGGGCCTCGCAGGAGCTGGTCGGCCGGGTGCAGGAGCTGATGGGGGTCAATGGCGACGGCATCGCCCCAATCTGGCATACCGTAACGGTTGGGACCTCCGTTGACCTTCCCGTCAACGTGGCGGCCCCCGTGCGGCTCAGAACCGGCGCGAGCTTCGAGATTGTCCAACCGCGGGTGGAAGATACCGTGCGCGCATACATAGAAGACATCGGGTTTACCGATCAGACCGTTTTCCACGCCAAGCTGGTGGCGGCAATCCTGGGCTGTCATGAGAGCATCCTGGACGTGGGAGCGGTGACGATGAATGGCGCGGCGGCGAACATCGCCCTCAACAAGACCTTTGACAGCTATGAGGTGCCGACGATCGGCACGATCACGGTGACGGAGGTGAGCGCCTGATGTTTTATGACGACCCCTCCGATTACCTGCGACTCCTGCCTGACAACTGGCGGGAGCTGCTCGAGATCCAGGCGATCGCGAACGGCGTCAACATCCAGCTCGGCAGGGTGCTCGAACGCATCAGCGCGGGCGTGGCCAACAAGAGCGTGTCCCTCGCGGATGAAGAAGGCGTCGCCCGGTGGGAAAAGATTCTGGGCGTCACCTCCCCGCTCAACAGCTCACTGCAATCCCGCCGCGAGGCCCTGCGGGCAAAGCTGATGGCAAAGCCGCCGATCAACCTGCAATCCTTCAAGGCGGTCGTGGAAGCGTACATGGGGCTGGAGGTCGATGTGGAACTCGGCACGGATTACACGCTGCGGGTATGGTACCGCGGAGAATCCAGACAGCCGGATTTGAACCCGCTGTATGCCACCGTGTATGAGATGATACCGGCAAACCTGACCGTGGAAATCGCTTACAGGTGGGTCACCTGGGGCGAAGTGAAGACAAGCTATGAGACATGGGGCGATCTGCTCGCATTGACGTGGGGAGAGGTGAAGAAAGGCGCATGAATCAGACGACGAATTATGGCTGGAAGAAGCCGGGACCCAACGACGCCGCGGACATCGAGATCGTCGGCGAGGTCTTTGAGGCGATAGACGGAAAGACAAAGGAGATTGAGGGGAAAGCCCACAACCACACAAACAAATCCGTGCTGGACGATATCACCGCCGAAAAGGTAGAGAAATGGGACAACCCGACGACCGCCGCGTTCTACACCGTCCCCCTCCCCGCCTCCAAATGGACGGGAAACGGTCCTTACACGCAGGCGGTATCCGTGACGGGCATCCTCTCGGACGACCGGCCCATCTTCGGGCCCATCTATTCGGGGACGAATGACGAGAAGATCGAGCAGTCGATCATGGCGGGGTTTGTGAGCGAGTGCGACACGGCGGCGGGAAGCGTGACCTTTACGGCCCTGCTGGCGAAACCGGAGGTTGACTTGACGATGCAGTTAGAGGTGATCCGGTAATGGCACAGGGTATCCCCATCCTGAAAGACGCGCCCTACAATGTCCTGACGGTGCCGAACTACGTCCGTAACCTCGTGGTGACGACGAAACCGGCACAGGTCATCGCGGCATACACGGCCCCGCCCGGTGTGGAGGCATGGACGGTCTACCGCCCCTCTGCGGAAGGCGTCCCGGCGCACCCCTATGACGGCTGGCGTGTGGTGACGCCGATCTCCGAGGGCGCGGAAACGACAGTTGCGGTGACCCTCACGGAACACATTGTGAACGACACCGAGTATGTCGTCCGGGTGTTCATTCGGGGAAAGTTGGGGTTCCAGACGAGGGTAGGGGGCGCGGTTGCGAGGGCGACGCCGGTGGCGGGGCAGCGGCTTGGGGACATGCAGGATGGTACGAACCCCGCAATAATTTCTTTCAAGGAAAATGGCGTTAACGTCACGTTCCTTGTGCTCAAGCATAATTACGAGAGTTCGGGCGGGACTTTGGTTTTGCGCCAGAACATCTATGATCTGCGCCAATGGGACACGGCTACCGTCTACAAATATGAGGGCTCCCTGATTGATCAATTTGCCAATGGCGGGTATCTTGAGCTACTGGATGCCGGGGTGCAATCCTATCTGGTGGAGGCTGATGTCCCAACATCGTCAGATGGGGCAAGCACGATCAAAATAATCCGGCGAAAAGGACTGATTTTATCCGCTGCGGAAGTTTGGCCCGGAAAATTTAACAACTTCACAAGCATCGAGGGATCGCCGCTGGAGTACTTCAACTCTAATGTCAGGCGAATCCGGACCTATAACGGTGCGGCGACAGAATACTATCTGCGTACATATCGGTTGGGGATGAACTATGCTGCAGCTACGATACTTGCGAGCGGAGACTATGTATCGGCATCAAAAAACACAAGCCAGCATGGATTCCTCCCGGCGGTCGTACTGTCGTCCGACATGCTCTTCTCCCCCGAGCCCAACCCGGACGGCTCGTACAGCCCAATATTGTGAGGTGACACGATGTACAACGTTTTAACCCTCTCGGAGCCGGTGACGGACTTCGTTGCGACGACCTCACCGGAGACGATCAACGTACAATGCAGCCTCACGGAGGACGCACAGCGCAGGAGCGTGTGGGCAGTCTGCAAGGCCGGGGGGGTACCGGCGCATCCGTATGACGGGGTGCGGGTGCTCATGACCGGGGATTCCCTCGTGACGGCGATGATCTCGGGCCTCGTCAACGACACCGAATACGGCGTGCGGTTATTCGTGGAAGGCAAATTCGGATACCAGACGGCATTGGAGGGGGCCACGGCGGCGGCGACACCGAGGGCGGGGCAGTACTTGGGGGACATGCCAACAGAAACGGTAATCAATTTGCCATACACGGACGCAGGCTACTTCCAAGGTGTCTTGATTACGATGGATCATGCCGGGTTCCCCGCAGATTCAGTGACGTTATGGGGAACCGCTGTATATGAAAAGATATCAACCACCTATAGCAATCTGGTTGATACACTTAATACGGCATTGGACGCTTTCAGTGACCGGCTTGCCTGCGCGGATAAAATCATGCCCACCACTTCAAGATGGTCTTCGTACGTAACTGCCGACCGGACATTTCGCGCATTCCTCTTATCGAGCACTGAGATTGCAGCGAACTGGTCATCCAGTGATCCGGTAAACGGCACCCTTATTGACTATTTCTCTGGAGATGCTTCGGCGGCGAAGGCGAAGCGCGTAAGAGGACAAACATATTACACACGAAACCTCGGACCGACATCGACATCGGGAAAATACTACAGCTGCGTAGTCACCTCGGACGGAGGGGCGGTACTGAACGGCGGTCAATCCGGTTCGACAAGTACGAGTAATTGGATTGTACCCGCGCTCAATCTCCCAAAATCTACACTGGTAAAAACTGAGCCCAATGCGGACGGGTCTTATGATCTGCTTTAAGGAGGCATCCACATGATCTACACAAACACCGGGACCACCATCCCGGCGACCCTCACCGACGCGCCAACGGCCTACAAGGACGGCGTGACAGACGCCCTCTGGCACCCGGCAATTACCCTGACCTTCGACCGCGAGATCACCGACGCCGAAATCGCGGCCCTGCTCGCGGGAGCGGTGAGCATCCAACAGGACGACGGACGGTATCTCACGGTCTACACCCTCGACGGGCGGCGTATCCGGCATCACCCCACATCGGTGACACTGCCCTACATGGCAAAGGCCACACAGGAGAGCCCCACGGGCTTGCAGCGGGAGATCACCGGACGGGAGCTGGCCCTCGCGGCGGCAGAACAGCGGTACACAGCCGCAGTGCTCCACGCGGCGGCGGAAGGAGGAACGACATGACCTACGATGAGATCAGCGGGAGGTATGGCAAACGCTACCTGACGGACAAGCAGCTTGACGGGATGGGGGCCGCAGAGGGCGACCCGGAGATCACCGAGAACTGCGTGGCCGTCGGGTGGATCACGCAGGCGCAGGCGGACGCAATCCGGGCGGGGGCCGCCGACCCGGAGAAAGCGGACATGCGGGCGGCAATTGATATCTACGAAGGAGGCGGTCAGTGATGTATGCGGAGAGGGCGGCGGCCACGATGGCAAGATACCGGCAGACGGCGGCGACGGCCACGGACGAGGCGGCGGTAAAGTCCCCCGAGCTCTTCCCCGTGTGGGACGCGGGCGGCGCTTCCTATGCCGTGGGCGACCGGGTGCGGTATGGCGAACTTCTGTACAGGTGCCTGACGGCGCATACCTCGCAGGAGAGCTGGACGCCCGACGCGGCTCCGAGCCTGTGGGTGCGCATCGACGACCCGGCGGTCGAGTGGCCGGAGTGGCGGCAGCCTTCCGGGAGCACGGACGCATACCCGAAGGGGTCAAAAGTGTCCCATAAGGGCAAGCACTGGGTCAGCGACCTCGACAACAACGTTTGGGAACCGGGTGTGTCCGGTTGGACGGAGGTTGCGGAATAACGCAAAAATGCCGCCCTTCGGCGGCACAGGTGAAAGGAGATTTGATCATGGATTTCAATGAGTTTTTCAGCTGGGAATACCTTCTGACATTCGCGGGTTGCATGGCCTGCACGGGAGTGGTGACGCAGTTCGTCAAGGGATGGCTGGACAAGTTGGTACATATCCCGACGCAGGCTCTGGCTTATGTGGTGGCCCTTGTGGTGCTTCTGGCGGCGCAGGCTTTCACCGGGGCGCTCACGCCGAGCATGGCGGCGCTCGACCTGCTCAATGCCGTGCTGATCGCCGCTGCCGCGAGCGGGGCCTATGACGGCATCAAGCGTGTCGGTGGCGGAAATGGGTGATGTAATCGCGAAGGGAATCGACGTCTCCTATGCACAGGGTGTGATCGACTGGCCGAAGGTGGCGAAGGCCGTTGACTTTGCGATCATCCGGGCGACGGCGACCTATCCGGGCCCGGGGCGAAGCGGCGTGGATACCCAGTGGGAACGCAATATCCAGGAGGCGCGCAAAGCGGGCGTGCCCATTGGCGCGTACCACTACAGCTACGCCAAGGATATCGCGGAGATGCAGGCGGAGGCGCGGCACTTCCTGAACGCCATCCGTCCCTACCGCTTTGAGTGGCCGGTATGCCTCGACTTCGAGGAAGCGTATCAGATCGGCGGACCGGGAACTCCGGGATACCCGCCATCCAAACAGATGGACATGATCGACGCATGGATGGAGATTGTGCAGGGAGCCGGTTGTTTTGCGGCCCTCTACTCGACGGGCAGCGCGATCAAGCGTCTGAGGGACGCCTACCCAGGCAGGATGGCGCGGTACGCCGTGTGGGTGGCGCACGTCGACACGGATAAGCCCATGACGCCGGGAGGCATCTGGCAGTACTCGTGGCACGGCAAAGTGGACGGGATCGCGGGAGACGTCGATCTCAACTATGCCTATGAGGACTACCCCGCGATCATCAGAGGGGCGGAACTCAACGGCTGGGGCGCGAAGGACAAGCCCGCAGAGGCCCCGGAGGGCGAGACGGTAACAATCCCGACAGAAGAGCTGAAGGCCGCTTACTCGGCCTTGCAAGCCGCCCGTGACGCAACCGGGGAGGCAATCGAAAAGATCAGGATGATATTGGGGGTATAGGGATGGACACACAAACCTTGATCTCGTTGGCGTCGTCGCTGCTGTCTGCGGCGGCAGTCGTCCTTGTGGCAATCATCGAGACGCGCAACGGGCAAAGCAGAAAGCGGACAGAGGCCCGGGCGGCGCGCAGGGCGGAAGAAAGCCGCCTGTCGATGGAGATGATGTTCGCAACCTGCAAGCTGGCTACGGTGACGGCAAAGGCCGTGACGGGGCACAAGACCAACGGGGACGTCGAGGACGCGCTGGAAGAATCCGACCGGGCGCAGGGGCAGTACGAGGATTTCAAGACGCAGCTCGCCGCGCAGCAGGTGGCGAAGGTATAAAGAGGGCGGGCTCTCCAGGATTATCGGTGAGCCCGCCTTTCTATACGCATTTCTAATCATTACGATACGTGGTGAAACTCTATATGATTCACACGAACTGTGATGCTTATATTGTTAAAAAAAGTAAAATATAGTCACTTTGCCAAATATTATATAATATGCAGAATTGTTATAAGATTTGAGGTATAATTTGGTTAATAATTGGTGGGGGTGGCTAGTATGGATTCCATTCAACAATCATATAGATTTACGTTTAAGTTTGAAGGTGAAGGGCATTCACTACCTTTGGAAACACTCTGCTCTGTATTGACGCAGTTCAATTTCCTATCTATCCATACTGAAAATGATGTGCGGTGTCAATATTCTGTTATTGCCCATAAGCCGGGCAGTTTCGAGGTAGAGATG